AATTTTAAAAAACTATACAATGACTCAGACGTCACTCAACGAAATGCGAATGGACAAACTCGCTCTGGATTATATAGCTTGTTTATACCTATGGAGTGGAATTACGAAGGATACATTGATTCTTATGGATTACCTGTCTTCGACACGCCTAAAAAACCAAAGCAAGGGCCTCAGGGTGAAATAATAGATTTAGGTGTAATAGAATATTGGGATAACGAAGTAGAAGGTCTTAAAAAAGATCAAGATGCTTTAAATGAATTCTATAGACAATTTCCTCGAACTACTAAGCATGCATTTAGAGATGAATCAAAAGAATCTTTATTTAATCTAACCAAGATATACGAGCAGATAGATTTTAATGAAGATCTTAAAAATTCTATAAGTGTAACAAAAGGTTCTTTCCAGTGGGAAAACGGTGAGCAAGATACAAGAGTTATATTTGTCCCAAATAATAATGGTAGATTTTTAATAACATGGGTGCCGCCAGCTCATTTACAAAATAAAAGATATAATAAAAACGGTAAAAATTATCCTAGCAACGAACACATTGGTGCTTTTGGATGTGATCCTTACGATATATCAGGAACTGTAGATAAAAGAGGTTCTAAAGGATCTTTACACGGCTTGACTAAATTTTCAATGGAAGACGCGCCGCCTAATCATTTTTTTTTAGAATATATAGCTAGACCACAAACAGCCGAAATATTTTTTGAAGACGTATTAATGGCTTGTGTTTTTTATGGAATGCCTATACTAATTGAAAATAACAAACCTAGAATATTATATTATTTTAAAAGAAGAGGCTATAGAGGCTTCGCTATGAATAGACCTGATAAGAAATATAATAAATTATCTGTAACAGAAAGAGAAATTGGAGGTATTCCAAACTCTAGTGAAGATATAAAACAAGCCCACGCGTCGGCTATAGAGACATACATAGAGCACTTTGTGGGTTTAAAAGATTCTGGCTACGGAGATGTTTATTTTCAAAGAACTTTAGAAGATTGGGCTAAGTTTAATATAAACAATAGAACTAAGCACGATGCATCTATTAGTTCTGGACTAGCTCTTATGGCTTGTAACAAGCATAGATATTCTCCAGTAAATAAAAAAATTATAAAACCCTTAGATTTAGGTATCAAAAGATACGACAACAGGGGAACTACATCAAAAATAATAAGTTAAATGAATATATATACTAATTCAAATAGCGCTTTTCCAAGTCAAGTAGTTAGCAATGCTGAAAAAGCTAGCATGGAATACGGTAGTCAAGTGGCTATGGCTATTGAATATGAGTGGTTCAAGTCAGGTAGAATGAACGGCAACGCTTATTTGACCAATTGGAATAATTTTAATACATTAAGGTTATACGCTAGAGGCGAACAGCCAGTTCAAAAGTACAAAGACGAGTTATCTATTAATGGTGATTTGTCTTATCTTAATTTAGACTGGAAGCCAGTTCCTATTTTATCTAAGTTTGTAGATATTGTTGTTAATGGTATATCAGAGCGCTCTTATGACGTTAAAGCTTATGCTCAAGATCCAGAGTCTATAAAGAAAAGAACAGAATATGCTTCTAAAATATACGAAGACATGCTGGCTCAAGATTACTTAGATAATTTAAAAGATACTTTAGGTATAGATTTATATCAAACTTTAAACCCTGAATTACTTCCAGAAAATGAAGAAGAATTAGAACTTCACATGCAACTTTCGTACAAACAAAGTATTGAAATTGCAGAAGAAGAAGCTATATCTTCTATAATGGCTCAAAATAAGTATGAATTAGTAAAAAGAAGGTTAAATATGGATTTAGCTGTTTGTGGTATTGCAGCTGCTAAAACTAGTTTTAATACGTCTAATGGAGTTACTATTGATTACGTAGATCCAGCTTATATGGTTTATTCGTATACAGAAGATCCAAATTTTGAAGACATTTATTATGTTGGTGAAATAAAATCTATAACAATACCAGAACTTAAAAAAGAGTTTCCAAACATATCTGAAAAAGAATTAGAGCGTATACAGCAAATGCCGGGCAATAGACAATATGTAACCGGTTGGGGTGGATATGATGAAAATACAGTACAGGTTTTATACTTTGATTACAAAACATACAATGATCAAGTTTTTAAAATAAAGCAAACTGATCAAGGTTTAATGAAAGCTATTGAAAAAGACGATAGTTTTAATCCACCAGAAAATGATAACTTTGAAAGAGTTTCAAGATCTATTGAGGTCTTATACCATGGTGCTAAAGTATTAGGAACAGATACAATGTTAAAATGGGAGTTAGCAGAAAACATGTCAAGACCTTATTCGGATACTACTAAAGTAAAAATGAATTATGCTATTTGTTCACCTAGAATGTATAAGGGCAGAATAGAAAGTTTAGTTAGTAAGTGTATTGGTTTTGCTGATATGATTCAAATAACTCATTTAAAGCTACAACAAGTAATGTCTAGAATAGTACCAGATGGTGTTTATTTAGATATGGACGGTTTGGCTGAAGTAGATCTTGGTAATGGAACAAATTACAATCCAGCTGAAGCGTTAAACATGTATTTTCAAACAGGTTCTATTGTAGGTAGATCGCTAACTCAAGATGGTGATATGAATCCTGGAAAAGTGCCAATTCAAGAATTAAACTCTAGCTCTGGTCAAGGTAAAATACAAAGTCTTATAAATACATATCAGTACTATTTACAGATGATACGTGATGTGACAGGTCTTAATGAAGCTAGAGATGGTAGTACTCCAGACAAAAGCACTTTAGTTGGTTTGCAAAAAATGGCAGCCAATGCTTCTAATGTAGCCACTAGACATATTAAACAATCATCATCTTATTTAACTCTTAGAGTAGCAGAAAATATAGCTCTTAAGTTGGCTGATGCTTTACAGTTTCCTTTAACCGCAGAATCATTAACTAATTCTATCAGCACTTACAACGTCAACACGTTAAAAGAGGTTGCTAATTTAAATTTGCATGATTTTGGAATTTTCTTAGAACTAGAGCCTGATGATGAAGAAAAAGCTCAGCTAGAAGCAAACATTCAAGTTGCTTTACAACAAGGCGGTATAGATCTTGAAGATGCTATAGATTTAAGACAAATAAAAAACCTTAAATTAGCAAATCAATTGCTAAAAGTTAAGCGCAAAGCCAAAGCTAAACAAGACCAAGAAAATGCTCAAGCCAATATTAGAGCTCAAGCAGAATCTCAAGCTGAAGCTAATGAAAAAATTGCAATGAACGAAGTTCAAAAGCAAGAAGCAATTAGTGGTTCTAAAGTTCAATACGAGCAGTCTAGAACTCAAATGGAAATTCAAAAAATGCAGATTCAAGCTCAGCTTGATCAGCAAAAAATGCAAATGCAACATCAATTTGACATGGAATTGGCTAAATTACAAGCTCAAGCTCAAAGTCAAAAGGAACAGCAGAGAGAAGCTGCAAAAGACAAGCGTATAAAAATGGAGGGTACGCAGCAAAGTAAAATGATAACACAAAGGCAAAATGAAATGATGCCAATAGATTTTGAACAAGAAGCACAAGATCAGCCTATTGTTTAAACCATTAATTATTTAATTATATTATATTATGTCAGAAGTAAAAACAAATGAGCCTGTTAAACAGGAAGGTGAATTTAAATTAAAAACAAAAAAGAAAACACCTAAAAAATTAACCGAAACAAAAGACAACGTTACAAAAATAAACGTTAATTCTAAAGAACCTTTAATTGAATTAGAACCAGAGGTTAAAAAAATAGTAATAAAAAAAGAAGAACAAGATGCTATTCAAATCGGAGAAACAAAGGAGGTATCTATGGAAGAACCATCCGGAGATAGCACAAAGGTGGGAGAACCTGTACAAGAGTCCAACGAGACTACTGAAGGGTTTTCTCCGATCCAAGAAGTAACTGAAGCTGAAGTTAAACAAGTTGAAGCAGAAGTTAAAGAAGCTATAAGAGATGAAAAAATATTAGGCAAACCGTTGCCAGAGAATATTGAAAAACTGGTTTCTTTTATGGAAGAAACAGGTGGGACAATAGAGGATTATACTCGTCTAAATGCTGACTACAGTAATGTTGACGATAAAACTCTTATTAAAGAGTATTACAAAAAAAATAAACCCTATTTAGATTCTGAAGATCTTGATCTTTTGTTAGAAGATTTTGACTATGATGAAGACATCGATGAAGAAAGGGATATACGCAAAAAGAAACTTGCGTTTAAAGAAGAAGTTGCGAAAGCCAAAAGCTTTTTAGAAGAAACCAAGAGTAAGTATTACGACGAGATCAAGTTGAGACCGGGCGTTACTCAGGAACAACAAAAAGCTATGGATTTTTTCAATAGATACAACAAGGAGCAAGAACAAGCTGAGCAACAGCATCAAATGTTTAAGAATAATACAAAAAAGCTTTTTAGCGATGATTTCAAAGGTTT